GACCGGCAGTTGTGATGGCAATTAGCTGAGCGATGTTGCCTCGGTTACCCATAGCCAACTGAAACACATCAAACAAGGTTCTATCTTTGTGAGCGTGAAGCTCATCCATGATTACTCGGCTAGGGTTTAGACCTTCCTTGGAATAAGCCTCAGCAGAAACAACTCGATAAACGCTGTTGGTTGATGGCACAAAGATGGCATCACGATACAAGGTGCAAAGCTCTGACAGCTCTGAGGTTTCGACCATGCGCTTAGCCTCACCGAATACGATTCGAGCCTGTTCCTTTTCAGCGGCTACTGAGTAAACCTCACCACCCTGGATGCCTTCAGCAATGAGCGAATAAAGCCCAAAGGCAGCAGAGCTTAGAGCTGACTTTCCGTTCTTTCTTGGCATCCCGATTAGGACTTCTTGGAACTGTAAGCCACCATCTGCATCCTTGGCATAGACACGCTTTACAAGTTCTCGTTGCCAAGGTCTTAGTAGTAGAGCTTCACCGGCTCTACCTGCCACTCCGTCTTTACCGATTGAGCCAAAAGCTTCAGCAAACTCAATGGCATATTCGCCGTCACCTCTGTCAATAGCCTCTTGATCCACAGGTGTTAGGTGAGCTGGTGGCCAGCTAGATATCACGCTTAGCCTTCTTTGCTAGAAGTTCCTCAAGCTTGCTCTTAGTCTTGGCTGATACCAGTCCAAGTCGGGTTCGGTCAGCAGGGCTGAATCCAAGCAAAGACAAGCTGTGGGTTATCTGCTTCTCAATCTCATTGGCTTGCCGATACCAGGTCGGGTCAGTTGGGTCACTTGCTATCTGGTCTTTGATTAGCTCACGCCGGTCAAGCTGCTCGCAAACCATCTGCACTAACTCGGTGTCAGTTCTTATGCTGATCCAGATTTCACCGGCACCAAAGATGTTGTCCCAGAATTGCTTGCCAACTTCGCCTAGTTCGCGCAAGGGTTCGCGGTATCCGTAGTCCAAAGGTGCCAACGCATCGTTCAAAGGCAAGGCTCTTTTGCCAGGGTTACCCTGAATGATTTTTAGCTCAACTGGCTTGGGTGGGTTTGGCATGGTTCAAGCTTACCCCGTTGGTTCTGAACTGCGGGCATACACAGAAGGTCAGGGGCTCGGGGTGTAAGATTGCGAGTTGCTAAAGAAAAGACCCACCCCTAGGTAAATACGGCATGGGGGGCCACAGGTGGCCTCTACAAGGCTTTTGAGTGTTATTGCTAAGTGATTTGACTAACCGACATACCTGTTGCTCTTGCGAGCGTTGCAGGTGCGGTGGGCTGGTGCCAATGGACTTTCTGGATTGCCTGGTATGAGATGGTCAGCCTGTATCTGGGTGCGGTCTGTGAAAGCTTGTTTACAAATGTGACAATGAGTAGCCGTTTCCCTCACCACCCTAGCGCGCTCGCGGTATCCCCCCCCGTATAAAAAAGCCTTCCGTATCTTTCTTTCTGGTGAATAGACTCGGGGTGCCTTCTCTCTTGGTTTTCTTTCTAGCCGGCAAGCATCGCAATACTCTGACCTAGCCTTGAATAGTGCCTTGCACTTGAGGCAGGGCTTAGGGAATACGATCATGCGTCTTTACCCCAACCGATACCCATGAAGGTTACTGCTGGTGGGTCATACACTCTCACTAAGTCTTTGACACAGTTGGCACAGAGTGGTGTTCTTTCTTTCTCGTCTATCTTTCTTATGACAGACATCTTGAGGTCACAGGTCTTGCACTTGTAATCGTATGTAGGCATTAGAAAAGCTTTTCCTGTTCTTGGTCAGAGGTTTCTTTTATTCTTTCGGCAACCTTGGCTTCGGCGTGTTTCAGTCTGCCCTCGATGATGGGCCAGTAGTCCTCGGTTAGTTCTATCCCGATGAAGTCAAAGCCCTCAAGGATTGCTGCCTTACCTGTTGAGCCTGAGCCGGTAAAGGGATCAAGGACTGTGCCGCCTGGTGGGGTAATGAGCTTGACTAGGTATCTCATTAGCTCGGTTGGCTTGACTGTTGGGTGAAAGTTTTGTTTAGCGTTGTTGGTTCGGTTGCGTGGGTTGTCGCCACCTGCACCATCGGCAAGCTCTCGGTCACTATGGCGTTGAGCCTCTAAGTCCTCAAGCCCCTCGTTCCTATCACGCTTTGATGCTTTAGCTACATAAAAGAATCTTGATGCTCCACCTGAGTCGCCGTAATTCTTGCTCTCGGTTCCAGCAACCTCACCGATGTTTGCGTAAGCAACTCTCTCACCCTCTAATGTTCCAACGCCTCTTACATAAGTCTTTGGGCTTTTGCTTGAACCACTCTGCTTATCAAGTAGCTCTGCTGTGTATTCGTCAAGGATTAGGTTTGCTGGCCATCTGCCTAGTTTATCTGCATGGGCAGATTTCTCTTGGGTTTTTTTATTTGCCTCATAAACCCAATTTGGGTCTTGCTTGCATTTCTCTCTCCATACTTCATTCATTTCTTGATTTTCTGGCAATGCGACTGAGCTTGCTCTGTATAAAGAATCTGTTGTCCCTATCCTGCTGGCATCAATGTTTAGCCCACCTGTTCCATGAGTTAGGACATTCTCGGCAACTGTTCCGATAAGGGGTTTGCGGGCAACGACTATTGGTTCTAGTGCTGGCTTTAGTGCTGTTCCCCATCCTTGCCATTGTTGAGCTTCAGGTGTGACTGGTTTCCCAAGCTCTCTAAACATTGCCCCTTCAGCATGGCCACCAAATGATTCGCTATTTTGACCGATACCGAACGCTGGCTTTTCACTTAGCACTTCTCTTTCAGCTCCGGCAGCCTTGTCAATCGCCTTACTCACATCCAGCGACTTAGGGAATCCTGACCCATAAACCCACCCGATTGAATCCCTAATCTCAAACCCTGCCATGCGAATAGAGATACCCATAAGGTCATAGGTTCGAGTCCCAGCAAAGGCAAGCAAGTGTCCACCTGGCTTTAGCACTCTTAGGCACTCATCCCAGATAGCAGGTGGTGGGACAAAGGAATCCCAAGACTTACCCATGAATCCTTTGCCTTCAGGTATGTGAGCACGATCACCTGATGCCCAGAGTTGTATTGCCTTGATGATGTAATCAGGGTCAGGGTTGCCTAGTCCGTAAGGTGGGTCGGTGACTATGGCATCTATGCTGTTGTCGGCAAGTGTTGGGAGTAGGTCTAGGCTGTTGCCTTTTAGTATCTGGTAGGTCATCTCTCTAGTATTTCCTTGATTCCTAGCAAGCTTAGGGCTAGCTCTGCTTGCTGAGGCACTACTCCGTTGCCACAGGCTTTGAGTTCATCGTTACGCTTTAGCCCGATGTCTGTTATCCAGCCGTCAGGTAGTCCCATCATCCACTCGGTGAACTTGGATGAGAGCCTATGGTTTCCTTCTTTGCCGTCTGGCTTGGTTGGCTCTGGTGCTGGTCTGCCGATGATAGCTTCCCATCGTCTTATGGCTGGCTCAAACTTACCCCAGTTGGTATGCACCTGATCCTCTAGCCTGGCTTTGGGTGCGCCTAGTTCTACCTGCTTGCTTGATGAGTTGGCAGCAGTAGCTCTTGGTGTGCCAAGCAATACCTCACCGCTGTTGAATACTGCTCTGGCTACTGTGTCTGTCTGAACCTTGCCATCTCGTTCATGTGGTTGCGAGCCGTCTTTGTAATCCCTTGTGGTTGGTGTTGGCATTAGAGTCTTTGCTGTTTCTGGCAGGTTTAGTCCGTAGCCAGCACTTGACTTGCCATTCTTGTAGTCGCTAGTTATTGGTGTGGGTAAATAAAACTCAGTAATGATTCGGTTAGCCCATAATGGCAACCCAACACCCCTGTTGGGTGAGCTTTGCGTAACCTTACGCACTAACCCACCAAAGACTGCATCGCTGGCAGTTGGAGTAGGAACGCTAAGTCTTGATTTAGCTAACTTAGGTAATTGCTCAGGTGCAACCATGTCAATCATCTGACCGCTAAGTCTTAGTGTCTGACCATTAGCCTTTGCAACCTCTGGCGCTACTGCTCCACCCTCAGCTTCACTTGCTACTGGGGTACGCAACAATAAAGACTCTGAATCGCTGGTGGGCTGCGCCGGCATCACTAGCTCGAACGCCTGTCCACTTAGCGTCATACCCGATGTCGGCCAAGTCGCCGAGTACAGCTCCAAGTGCTCTGAGAACAATGCCTCTGTCGGTTTGCTCCATAATTTCAGTTCCGTATTCCATTCCGCTATCTGCTTTTGCACTTAGTAGTCCTCTCACATTTTCAATGATTACCATTTTTGGTTTTAGAATTGTTATTGCTTTGTGAAACTCTGACCATAAGCCAGATCGAGTTCCATCCTGTAATCCTGCTCGCTTGCCAGCCAAAGATAAGTCTTGGCATGGAAAGCCACCAGTTAAGATGTCAACTGGTTCAACCGAATCCCAATCAACCTTGCTGACATCTCGGTAGTTTGGAACGCCTGGAAAGTGTGCCTCAAGTATCTGGCTTGGTGCATCTTCCCACTCACAGTGCCAAGCAACCTCAGCACCTGTCAGCTTTGTTACAGCTAAGTCAAGACCGCCGTAGCCGCTGAATAAGCTGCCGATTTTCATAGCTTGTAAACAGTTCCGGTAAAGTCAACGCCTTTGTCAAGCACAAAGGTCACCAAACCTGGCACACTATCTTCGCCTGATCGTAGTCGCCACCAACCTGAGCCGTTGTCCATAGTGCTTGCCTGTATCCAGAATCGTGATGATCCGCGCGATGTCGAGCCAAGCTCTAGCACTCTGAGGTGATGGAAGTGTCCAGATACCCCGATGGTTGCATCACCAACAGGCTGCTTACCAAAGGCTTGCTGTCGCCACCAAGTAGGCACTTGGTCTGGTCTTGGGCTTTGGTGTCCATGCCAGATGCCGAGTATGTGGAACTGGTCGTCAAAGATGTCTATGGCTAAAGACTCGTCATGCTTTTGAGGTTCATAGAACTTGATAGGCATCTCTGTTTCTTTTGCCAGCCTTGCAAGTGTGCGCCCGATGTGGATACCCCAGTCATCGGTTGGTGTGCCTTGCTGCTTACCCCTGACACGCCATTGGCAATGGTTTGAGCCAACTGATGCGTAGGTAATGTCATCGCTGTATCCGGCTAACAGCTTCAGGTGATCCCAAGCTAGGGTAGTTGCGATGTCAACCTGTTGCATCGGGCTGAGGTCATTACTCTGGAGCTGATTGCCACCTGCGTTGTCAAAGCCTTCTACTGTGTCGCCCAAGTCAACAAAGATAACCTTGGCTGGCTTCTCTCGCTTGAGCAGGGCAGTTAGCTTTTCTTTTGTTTCCTCTACTCTGGCAATCATGGCTTCGATGCCGCCTCGATGGTCAACCTTGCCAACCTGTAAGTCAGACCAAAGAATCACTAAAGCCTTTTCAGAAGTCGTTCTGAAGTCTTTCTTAGGCTTGTAGGCTTTCTTGGCTTGTGAGTAAAGCAATGGCAGGTCAAGGTTTGCAATCCTGCGCCTAAAGGTAAAGCGATAGCTAGATAGCCATTCGCCGTCATAGCGTTGCCAGCGTGATGTGCGTGGTGTTCCGGTGACCTCGAACTCATCAGGATCAAAGCCCTGCTGGGTTAGGAAGTCATCAAAGCTTGGTACGCCTGATGTTGCTGGTAGTTGCGCCCAACCCTCGTTGCCGTCAAACTCAAAGGCAGGTCGGTACTCTTTAGGCGTTTCTACTTTTGGTGCTGGTTCTAAGTTATCTAGCACAGCTACAAACCTTTCGTCTATGAGCCAAGATTGGCTTTTCGCTGATTGCAATACCCCTAGCAGTTAGTTCTCTAGCTAGAGTTGGTGCTTTCCAAGATTCGTTAGCTATGGCAGCTACAAGTATGGCTTGATCCTTCGTGTCCAGAGTTTCCAAGATTGTTCTTACTTTGCAGGATGATTTCCTGACCTGTGGTGTTAGTCCTTCTAGCATCGTTGCCCCTTTCAGTTGCTTCCCTCAGTAAGTTTAGAGCCAAATCACCGATTTCTGGCTCAAGGTAGTGCCATTCAACTTGCATAATTCTTTCTAACAATCTGGCAAGGTTGCGCCTAATTGCTTCTAGCTCACTCGACCACTCGCGCTCGTCATCCTTGAGCAGCAAGATAGCGTCAAAGATTTCTCGCTCATCAGCGTTAGTAAAGTGAGTCATCGTGACACCTTATACAGCAAGGTGTAGAAGGCTCGCCTGATTCTTAGTGTCTTGTATGCCCAATGAACTCGAATGATGCGCCAGTTGATTGGTTGCCTTTCAGCTCTGTGTTTTGCCAATGTCCCTCACCGCCTCGATAATCTCAACGACTCTTTCAATCGTGTCCACATCTACTGTGGTTCTTAGGACTGCATCCTGGTTGATTGAGTAGATAACTTGCTCAGTTAGATACTCAGTCATGTCTTTTGCTCCTTGTTGATAACCCTTGGCAAAGCCTCTGCCAAAAGCCATAGTCAGTTTCCGCGCTCGCCGTTCATCGCGATTAGGTCGCCATCCAATCATTTGTCAGGCCACTCTCCGTCTAGGACCAGCAAACCGATAATTGCGTAGTTTGCAAGGTCAATAAAAGAATCCCTTAAGGCTTCATGCTCAGGTGCGTTACCGGAATCAGTTAGGTGATTGATCCTTGCCAACTTGTCATGCATCCTGACTCGTAAGCCGTTGATAGCTCCACCAGGTGCGTTGCTGATGTTGGTCGGGCCGTAGTCATTGTGCTTCGAGAGCAGTAGCTTTGCGTTCTCGTCAAAGTACCTAATGACTGTTGCATCAAAGTTGGTGCTTAGCTCTATGCCTTTTATTGGTGACTTCATGGTTTCTCGGTCACCTCAGCAATCAACTCTTTTGCTTGGTTTTCTATCTTGGTGACTGTGTAAGCAAGCTCGTCAAGGTTCTTGATTAGCTTGTCAAGGCTGCCATCCATCATGGCGTTGACTTGATTGTTCATGTCTCTTTTGTATTGTCCGTTTATCTCGGCAACGATGTCCTCGGCTGTTGGGATGTAACCCTGATCCAAGTGAATAGCTACATAGTCAAGAATGTTATCGCGCTGATAACGGATACCGGCGTAAAAGCCTTCTGCGTAAGGTGAGAGTGTCATGGCTACCTCGATGAGATGTTGTATTGAGGGTCAACATAGATTTCAATGTTGTCCACGATGTCAATGACCTTAGCGATTGCCTTGGTTGGGACTGGGTACGCTGCCTTGATAAGACTTAGCACCTCGTTCTTCATAAGCATCCTGCCCATGTAGATTCCGTCTGACTTGGCGACACCAAAGTTGTACTGGTGAGGCTGGAAGTCTTTGACTGCGAACTCAAGTGGCTCTGGATTGTAGTTAGGCATTTGCTCTCATTTCTTTGTAGGTTTGCTTGATGTGTTCGATTAGCTCAATGCGAGCCTTGGCTTCGTTGCGTGTCTGTGCCGTCATGCCTGGCACACCATCTTGAAGCGTGAACTGAATCTCTGTCCACTTCTGTGCCTCGGCAATAATGCGCTCAGCTAGTTCTTGTTCATTCATTTGCGAGTGTCCTTTGTTAGTGCGTTGACTGCTACAAAGAAGGCAAGGATCAAACCTGCGACTCCGAGTGTGTAACCCCAGCCGAGATGTATCTCTTGAATCTGCCAGCTTGCGATCAGGATGCCGGTGAGCGAGACTAGGTAAAGGATTATTGTTTTCATGCGTTCACCTGAATCTTGCTCTGGTAAAACGCTAGGTACTCAGCCAAAGTTTCTGCTGAGATTTCATCAGTTGCGGTGTTGCGGAAATAAAAGTGTCTTACATTGCCTCTGGTTGAGATGATGCTGTACAACCGGCTGTTGTAGCGAACTTGTAGCTTCTTGTCAGTTCGACCTTCTTGAATAGGCATAAGTCCATAGGACTCACCCATCTCGATTAGTCCATCACGAATAATCTGGATGTCTAGCATTGGTGCCTCTTTTCTGGCCCCCCTTGGGCCGTAATAAAAGAATAGCATAGTTTTTGACTAAATTGTCAATTTTTAGTGTTTTTTGCCTTTTATTGGCGTGTCGCGCTAAAGGGCTAGTTGAGGGTTTTGACCTGAATTGTGGCACCTGCCTGGATGCCCTCGGCGTAGAGCTTACGGGCTGAGATGCGGACAATACGGCTATCATCAATGACTACCCCTGAATCGGTAAGGCTGTCCCCTACTGCCCTAATGAGCTTGTCTAAGTCAGGTGAAACGCTGGGTAGCTGGCGATCTACTGTCTTGGGCTTGGGTAGATAGAAGTTGACGATTAGCTCACATGGCTCGTCTATTGGTTGCCAGTCATCCGGCAGGGTAGCGATTGCTTCTTGGACTATGGCCTTACGCCAAGCCTTGTGTTTAGAGCTGTTGACCTGGACAATCCTGCCATGCATTATGGCGTGTGATCCTTGGCTGGCTGGGTCGCCGGTAACGCTAAGGCTTACCTCTGCCATACAGTTCCCATGCTCCCATTATGGCAGCCCAGGT